TTAATTATATAAATTAATCCCCTCAATATCTGCTCTTTCCTCTAAATAAGTAGCATATAATCCCATAGATTTTAATTGTCCTGATAATAAATCATAACTACAAGAAGGTGTAAAGTTCAAAGTTCCTTCTTTGTATTTTATAAGCATTTTACTTAATCCACTCATTCTAATTTTTAATTGAAAATATTCTGCTCTAAATCTTTCCTTATAATCTGAACTTCCCATCATTTCAACAGTATCTTTTAATTCCATTCTATTACCTCGCTCTTTCTTTATTTTTAATTCGCAATAATTTCAAATTGTTCTTTAAATAGTTTTTTATTTTATTACCAACTATCATTTACGATGATATTATTTAAAAGTATATTTATTTTATTTTTTCTATTAACTTGTCTAATTTAACATTAATAGAACTTACTAGATTACTATTTGTTTTTACCAATTCCTTATTTGTATATGTTAATTCTGCATTTGTTTCCGTCAATTTATCGCAAGTAGTCTTAACATGCTTCCACATTTGCCATAATACAAACCCCAATGCACAACAACATGCAATAGGAAAACCAACACTATTAATAAAGTTAATCCATGTCTCCATCAACTTCACCTCCTTAGTTAAAACTTTACAATCAATTTTTTAGTTAATACTTATTTCTATATTCATCGTCATTTCTCTATCTGTTTCAATTATAAATCTGTTTTCTTCTTTAGATGATATTCGATAATCCCCAAATCCAAACTTGGCTACACCTACAATATCATAATTCCTTCCTTGGTATTCACTAGGAATATTTAATACAATTTTATTGTTTTTACTGGTTATATTCTTATAAACATATCTAACATTATCTGTACTATTAGTTTCTAAAGCACTCACTTCTGCTATAGATTTAGTTTCTAAGTTAGCATATGTATTAGCTAACTTATAGTTCGCAAGCGTTAAGTTGTGCAATGTATACCCTTTAAAATTCCAGTTCCCATATGATTCAATTAAGTCCCCTGTTCCAGATGGAGGTGATTCATGGATTTTTAATCTTGTTTTTAAAGCGGTTCCTGATTTATAACCAAATTCAAGTCCATTATCTCCATATATGCCTAAATAATTCCCTGATAAATTTACAAGTTGATGATCTACATCTGAACCCTTTATATTTAAGCTATTTTTTAAAAATATAGGATCATATATATATATACCTGCATCAGAAAAAGGAAGTCCTGCAGCTGATGGTATACTAACTGGCACGAAATAAGTAGCAGCTCTTATAGTGCCATCTTCCTTTTGATATCCAATCTGAATATAATCACCATAACCAGTTGTGCATATACTTAAACCATTTTGATTTCTGTCTTTTGAAAAAGAAGTAGCTATTATTTTAGCTACTTCTTCCATGTCATTATTAGCAGAATTAGTTGTTACTTTAATTCCACCTTTATCAATGCTTATACCTTCACTACCATTTGTATGTGTTAGAATTAATTTCCCATCTATGAATTTTAATGCATCAGCTAAATTAAAAGAACCATCATCCATATTAATCCATGTTTTATCATTTAATGATTTTAATATTCCTGCATTTATTAACATTGCATTTATTCCTTCACAAGTTAATTCATTAAGAACCAACTTACCATCCATAGTTAATGCTGTATTATATTCACCATAATAACCTGTTGAACTAAAACCTAAACCATTAACATTCCATCTCCAAACCTTAGTAGCAGTATTTTTATCAGCCGTATCCATTATTAATATTTCATTCTTATTTGCAACTACAAATCCATTTATACCAGCATTTATTAAATCTGTAGCTTCTTCTCTAGCTTGCTGTAAAACATTTTGGAAACTTTCTGGTAACTTATTAATTTCCTTTACTACTTCTGCAAAAGATTTAGGTTTAAATTCTGATAAATCCAAATTAGATAACTCTATCGAGATTACCTTTTGTGTCATTACATTATATTTCTTTCTAATTGTCCTTACAGAAATATTAACATCTAGCTTATCAATAAAAACATTTACCGTATCACCTAAATAACATCTTTCTAATATAGTATAATTTTTATATTCCTCTGTTTTAGATAAATCTTCAAAACTTACTGTATATGTACCTTGTATTTCATCAATATGATTTTCTGTAAATTCTAACTCAGCTCTCCTAATTAACTCTGCCTGTAATTCTTCTAAAGTTTCATATCCAACTTCACCTTCTTCACAATCTTCTTGTAGTTTTACATCTTCATATTTAATAGTTATCGTTCTTACCGTAGCATATTTATCTATATTACTACTCTGTACATATCCATCTATTGTATAACCATTATAAGCTTTTGGCTTTATTCTTGTATAAACACTATCTATACTAGTTTCAGATTCAAATCCACTCATATTTTTAGCGTGTCTTACTTGGAATCCCCTATCTTGTCCTATTTTTTTATTAATAGTAGTTCTATATCCACGCCTTTGAATTTCACCACCCCATCTATCAATAAATGATTGGTCGCAATCAAATAAGCCCTCATATAAACGCATTCCTTGATAATATGCTGTGCTAATTGTTTCTATATCGCTAGAAAATTCTAACTCTCTTGCATAATGCTTATCTTCTTTATATTCATTAGAATTTTCTAACATCCATTGTAAAGCTGAATATCCATTTTGATTTTCTGGTCTTACATCCTCTAATCGTATAGAAAGTTGTTTTTCTATTGTATGTTGCCTAGCAAATACTGTAATATCTCTTGTGTTTTTAGTCGCTTTTACAATATCAAATATTTCATATCCATAATCTAATTTAACTTTTAATATTGCTTCTTCTTCAATGCTTTTCCATATTCCTTCATCATCTACAATAAAAACTGCATCTAAAAAATAATCTCCTGTTGATAAATCTTCATCAGTTTCACATGATATACAAATATTATCTAACACAACATCTCCAATAGATTTTAGAATCTTATTTTTAGGAGTATTCTTATCAAATAAAGCTACTTTTACTTCTTTACTCATTTAGCCATACCTCCTCTAAATTAAATTCTTCTTGATATCGTATTGATACAGTAGCAAATCCATCTGATTTAATTTTAATCTCATTAACACCATCTATTAAATTTAAATGTATCCCATTAAACTTACTATATATGTTTGGATCATTGCTTTTAATATAATTATTCTTAGAACAAACATAAATATTATCAAAGCTCTTTAATGCTTTGAATATAGTGGTTTTACTAGTAGTAATATTTTCAATTATAACTTCTGTAGTATCTTGTCCTTTTAATACTATTCCTAATTCTGTGTCTAATTTTGATCCATTAACTTTAAGACTTATCACCTTTTCTCCTCTGTAACAATCATATGTTATTTCTTCTTCACCGATAATATCACCATCTTCATTCTCTTTATAAATAATATCTGTAACTGTAATAGTATCATTTATAACAGTTACGTTATTTATAAGTTTATTGCTCAATGCATTTGGTGCTAATCTGACAACTAAATCTATAAATCCATTATCAGACCAAATTAATCTTCTTCTTTTAAAAACTGCATTATAAGAATATAATCCAATTTCAAGGCATCTATAATCCTCTTCAAATAACCATCTATTAATAACATCAATTTCTAATTTGGAAAAATGAGTTATTTCTCCTGTATTCTTATTTATTTTCTTAATTCTTACTGCTTTTTCCACATATTTATTAGTAGTCTTTAATACTTCTCCTTCTATTGAATTAAGGTTTTCTATAATCAAACTGCACTTTAAATCATAAGCCCATTGCTTACTGTCTCTTCCGTTATATTTAAAATACATTTTCTATCTTCTCCTTTCGTATTTTTCTAAAAAAATAAGGTAGGAACGTCTTGTCCTACCTATAAAAATTAGTATATTTAATTGTTACCTTAGTCACATTGTTGCTAACTTCAATGTCATTTTCACCAACACTAAGCTTAGGAAAATTACCTGACATATCTCTAAGCTTATTATTTAAATTCTTATTAAAGCATACCATATACTCGCTATCTATTGTAACTTCATTTTCGACATCTTCTATTGTAGTTACTTCACCATTTATAGATATTTGAAGATCCCCACTTCCATGCAGAGTTATAATTGGTTCAATTGGAAAGTGACCTTGATTAACAAATAACTTTTCATTTTCTAAAAATGTAATCGAAGATGGTGAAATATCTGTCATGAAAGGTTTTACAATAAAATCCACTTGCAATTCTCCATATTTACGTATTTCTTTAGAGATATCTCCAAATATAACCCTCTTAACAATAAAACATCTATCTTGCCTATCATAAAATAATCTACTATCAGTAACATTTAATAGCCAGTCTTCAAAATCATCAATCATACTCCAAAATTTATTACTATCTAATAATCTAAATGTTATAGATATAGTTCTATCCTTATATGTGCCACTTTTAATTATCAAGCTACTATTTCTGCCATCTAATTCTATATTTTCAACAACTTCATTCAAGCGTGGTATAGTAGGATATTCCGCTACACCTAAACCCCAATAACTAGAATAATAACCATTAAAAAATATTTCGTATTCTTTTTGATACAATGTATGCATTGGAATTTTATAATCGTCAATGACATTGTATCTTAATCTTTTTCTACTAGCATAATAACTACTAATATCATTTACTTTTAACATTTTATCACCTACCTTTAACAAAACTATTTATAACTTAATCTAGGACTTCTGTAATCATATTTGTCTAACTCATCCTTAGAAGATGCTACTCCTCTCATAAATACTTTGCCATCTATACTTAAATATAAAGGTCTACTACTATATTTCATAAACATAGCTTCTAATTCTTTATAAAATGGCTCTAAAGGTAATACTGCCTCTGCTTGTCTTCCCCTTCCATTATCTGCATCTCCTACACCTACACCACCTATAATTGTAGGTTTAGTAAATATACCACCAGTACTATACCAATCCACATCAAATTTAGGTATTGAAGGAGGATTCAGCGAGAACTTTCCACTTATATTGAAATGAGGTAATTTAATCTTTGGTAATTCCCAATTAAAATTAAAGAAACCTTTTATTTTATCTATAGCACTTTTTACTGCATCTTTAGCTCCATTTATTTTATCTGTTATTCCTTGCTTTATTTCATTAAATTTATTTAATGCTTTTGATGCCATATCTGATACTCCATTTACAACAGAATCTTTAGCAGAATTAAAAACATTTACAGTTTTATCCCATAAACTAATCCAAAAATTTCTGAAACCTTCACATTTATTCCATAAAACTATAAATACAGCTACAACTGCCATTATCCCTGCTATAATCCATGTTGTTGGACTAGCTAACCAAGCTAAATTTAACCCTGTTTGTGCAACTGTAGCTCCTTCCGTAACTGCCGTTCCTATACCCATTGCAGAACTTAATACACCCCAAGCTGAACTAACAGAGTTTATTAAATTACTTATAAACATTACGCCTTTTAATATTGTATAAGCTCCTACAAGCCCCATAACAACTGTTGTCACCATAGTTATCTTATTCCACGTATCTTCACCAAATACAGTTGTAATAGCCTCTTTTAAGCTATCTAATATACCTTTTCCTTCATCTAAGTTAGCACTAAAATTATCTGCTAAATCTATTACTAAAGGCATATATTCAATAATCTTTTCAAATAATGGTTGTACTATTTTCTGAGATATATTAACAACATTATCTTGTATAGTCGATAACATACCGCTGAAAGTTTTACTTTGCTTTTCCATAGCTCCTTCCGTTGTACTAGCTATACTATCTAAAGCTTGATTATAAATATCAGCGGTAATTTTACCCTGTGAAGCCATATTTTTAACTTCGGCTACACTAACTCCCATAACTTCTGCTAACCCTTTAAAAATAGGTATTCCTCTATCCTGTAATATATTTAAGTCTTCCGTGTATGCAACTTGAGCCATTTGTACTTGAGAGTATTGTCTTACCATTTCTTTCAAACTGTCCTCTTGAATACCAAACGCTGATCCCATATTACCGAATTTAGTCAATTGATCAAATAAGTTCTGACCTTCAAACCCCGCATTATGTAATTGCTTTGCCATGGTATCTACACCAGTTTTAGCAAATGGGGTAGTCGCCGCATACTTAGTAATATCATCTAACATTTGTTTAGCTTCTTCTTGAGTACCTAATAACGTAGTCCAAGCAACTTGAGATGTTTCTAAGCTTGCATTAGATTTGATACCAAGTGCTATCATTCCAGATGCTAATCCTGCTACTGCCGTTGCACCAATTTTAGCCCATTTATCTACAACTTTTAATCCTGATTGAGCCATTTTTCCCAATCCTGAAAACCTACCCGATACACTATCTGCACTATCTTCTATATTTTCCAAACTATCTCTTGTTTCTTCACTTTGTCTATCTACTTGTTGCAATCCAGACATAACATCATTTATATCTAATTCTATGCTACTACTTAGTCTAAATACATCAGACATTTATTTTCCCTCCTTTCTTTTAAGAACTTATAAATGCACCTTGTTTTTTAAATTTATCTAACAACTTTTTATTCTCTAACTCTGTTTTTACGTAGTCAGTTTTTGCACTTGGTGCTTTTCTAGATTCTTTTATGTAATCTAAATAACTAATTCCTTTACCATCAAATTGCATTAATAAGTTATCAAACAAATATCTTTGGTAAGTCCTAGAATCCATATACTCAATAAAGACACCTTCTATAATAGAAAGTGCCTCCTCTAAATCCATATTAGCAACATATTGATAGCAACCATTTTTAAAAAGTATTCCTAGTAAATCATTTCCTAACTTTTCTACCTGATTGCTAAATTGAAAAAACCCATGACAGTTTTACTTTGTGATATTTTCTTTATCTGATCAATAGTTTCATCTAGTTCTTGTGATTCAATTTCAGAAACATTTTTACCATATATTTTACCTAAACATTTATAAACTTCTTTTTCTGCATTTGGCAATGCTATTACGAAATCATATAAAATATTTGCACCTAATTTACTCATTTCTCTATTACATTCAATATTTACTCTTTCAAATTCTTCTTTAAAATCTTTATTTTCTATAAATATTTTTTCAGTAATTTCTTTCTTTTCGTCTTCAGATAAATTATTGTATTCTTCTAAGCCTACTTCTTTAATTATTAATCTTCTTAATTCTGTAAATTTACTTTCCTTCCTATTATTCAATTCTGTTAGTGTTTCTATAGCATTAGAAATATCTTCTTTTAATCCTAGCTTTTTTATTATTCTTAAAACTTCCATAGCTTCACTTGTAGTTATTTTAACTTCATTATTTTCTATCATATATATCAATCTCCTTTATTATCAAAATTTTAAAATTACTTTATTAATCTTCTAGTCTTCCTTTAACATAGAAGACTAAATTAAATAATTTAAAAAGAGACTAGATGTAAAATCTAATCTCCTTATATTACGATTCCTTCAATGTACATATTTCATATGGAACTTTATTTAAATTTTCTTTATCATAAGCACTTGCAAATTCTAACTTACAGCTACCATCATCAGAACCTTTTGTTTCTAAAGATAAGTTACTATTATACGCATTATGCAATATAATAATTTGTGCTTTTTCTGTTGCTTTATTAGTTGCTACCATTACCACATCTTTATAAGAATTAATAATTCCTTCTTCTACTTTATATACATCATATTTAGTTGAACTATTTTCTTGTTTCTTATATAAAGAAGCTTCTAATAATTTAGAATTAACTAATCTTCCAGTTCCACTTATCTTACCTTCAGCTCTTACAACTGTCTCATAACCTTTTACTCTTTTTTCATTAAATCCTGCTAATTGAGTTGAAAAAATCTCTTTTTCCTCTTCAAAATTAACCCCATCATCTGTTAAAAGTAATAGGTTAGTATCTATTAACTTACTTGTAATTTCAGTATCTAAACTAGATACATCGAAGGAATCTACTAAATATATCAACCCTGAACCAAATGCAGTATTTTTATGTACTGTTTCTGCACTCATTAAAACACTTCCTTTCTTAATATTTATAAATTTTATAACTCAAAGTAACCATAGACTGCTTATTCTCTAAATCATCGAATGGCATAAAATATACATTGCTTCTAATAACCTTAGCATTGCAATTTTTTATCCATGAACCACTTAATAATTTATCAACATCAACGGCCTTTGCTTGTACTTTTATTTTATTCATTAAACCACTTACTACTTCAATCTCTAAAATTATAGAATCTTTATATGCTAAGTCCTCTATATTTTTAAGACTATAATTAATGTAGATATTATTTAAGTAATCTAATTCGTTGTCATTTTCATCTGCTGTAGGTAAATAATCTAAATAAACATTATTGCTACAACTAGAAATTAATTTATATAATTCTTCTTGTAATAACTCCATTACTTACCTACCTTTCTTAAATGTTTTTTTAATATTTCTATAGATTCAGAACTAAATCCTCGCATAGTTCCTCTCATCCAACCCTTAGATTTATTTCTAAATTCCGTGTAAGGAGCATAATCCAAAGAACTACCAAATGTAATACTATATCTATTGGATGTATTAGCTTTTTTAAATGTAATACTTCTTCTAAGAAAACCATATCTAACTGGCGAATTACTTTGTAACTCTGCTGTTCCTATAATCCCAATTTCATTAATAGCATTCTCACACGCTTCTAAAAACTGTCTTTTTATTTCATCTATGTTATTTATTAATTCTGCCATTCTATATCAACTTCCTTAACTGCATAAATAGAATAATCATCCCATTCAACTCTAGCCTCTATTTCATACGCTTCATTATTATAAATAAGAATATCTCCAACTTTACATTTAATATCTGCATATATTTCTTTTGTAGAATTTAAGTCTTCTCCCCAATTTTTAACTACTTTAGCTTCTGTTAGGGGTTGTACATCTGCAAGAAATAGTTTATCTTTTTTATAGCTCTCTACTATTTGCCCTAAATTATTTTTAGCTTTTGTCTTTATAGTAGTGTAAACTTCTTTATCATAAAACCACATTACTACCACCTACCACACTATATAATTTCTAGGCTTTGGCAATAACAATTTCACATTATTACTTAACATCCCTACACCTGTATTTTTATATGTAACACTTCTAGAACCTTGGCTCATAGAAGATACGTTAGAAGGCTGTTTTAATTTTTCCTTTTCTTCTTCTATAGCGACCATTATTGCCTCTGGGAAATTCATTTCTATATATACATCATCATATTTATCATTTTTTAGATACATCTTTATAGCTTTAATAACTATAGATTTTATTTGCTCATCCGTTAAATTCATAATCTAACCTCCTATAATTTAAAAGCTAGGTTAGGAGATAACCCCTAACCCTTATATGATTAAGCCTCTTTGTAACAAGCAAAAACACCATTTACTTTATTATCTAAAACCCAAATATCGTGGTACTTTCTGTAGTCAAAAGAATATCCATCACCTTCTTGGTTAACTGATGGATCAAAAACTCTTATCTTATCTGTTTTACATACCGCGATTGGAACTTCTCTTGCAACTAATAAGAAGTTTAATGTCTTAGCATCTTCAGCTTTAGAAAATCCTCCCTCTTCTTCATCAGAAATATCAAATTTTGAATACATCTTATCAGAAGTTAAAGGTAAAATAGGACATCCATCTAAACTTGGAACTTCAGTATCAACTCCTCCTGCACTAAATGTTACAGCAGATAATTGTCCAGCCATAGCCTTTTCTAATTGATTTTTAACTTCATATGTACAATGAATTACAATTTCTCCTACGAAACCTTTATCTCTTAATACAGTAATACCATCTTTTATAGCATCTACTATAGTAGTTTTACCAGGTGTATAAGATGCCTTTACATTGTTAGCAGTAATAGCAACTTGAGCTAATGCTCCTATTCTTATAGCATCAACCTCTGGAACTACTTTTTCTCTTTGGAATTCTCCCATAACAGTTCCAGCAGTTGCAACAAAATTAGTTTCATTAACATCCATTGAATCTAAGTAGAAACTAGTTCCTCTATCATAAGTCATTGATTTAGTTTCATATTCTAAAGTAACTTTACCTTTCTTATATCCTGAATTTCTATCGTAATTTCTTAAACCTGTTAATGTCATTTTAGGAATCTTTACTTCCTTACCACCGTTATAAATTACTTGTCCTGCATTCTCCTCCATCCATGAAGTTTGTGCAGTTTGCACCATTGCCTTATCTAAATTTGTTTGAAATAATGTTGAATATGCTAATGTATTAGCCATAAATATACACTTCCTTCTCTTTATAATATTGTAGGCTTTTTATTCTTTACCCCCTATAAGTCAACCTTTTAAAAAAGGGCATAATAAAAACAACCTACACATGTCATATATATCGTTTCAATAACATTGTGTGGTTGTTTACTTAATTCCTAATATTTTCTTTAATATTTCTTCATCCCTATTTAAATTGCTTCCTCCATTACTTGGTGGAATATACTCATTATTATTTAATATTTCATTAGTTTTTGCATTAATTGAGTTTTCAATAATACTGTTAATCTTATCTACATTAGAATTAAATATTTCTTCATCTTCATTAAACACAAAATCAACTAATTCAGCACTCAATCCTTTTTCTGCAAGTGATTTAGTATATTTACCTTTTAACTCAGATATTATTTTTTCTTTTTCTAATGCTTCAAATTTAGCTTGTAACTCTTTTAACTGTATCGCTTCTTCACTCAATCCTTCATTAGACTTTTTCTTTAGTTCTTCATCAATTAGCTTTTGTAAATTGTTACTTTTAAATGTTTCAATACCCTTACTAACTGCTCTATCTTTTTCGCTAGTATAATATCCTTTAATTTCTTTATTGTCAGCTATAGCCTTCTTAAAATCTTCTAATGTAATTTCGTTTACATCAAAAGGCTTAATTAAACCTTTTATTTCTTCTTGTTCCTTTAGAGTATCTAACACATCTGTTTCATCCTCTAAACCTTCTATTAACTTTAATAAATCTATTTTTTTCATATAAACTCCTTTCGCCTTTAGAGTTCTCTTCCTCTAAAGTCTATATATTATTTTCTTTTTTCCATGCTTCATAATTTTTATATGAAATATGTTCTTTAGTTTCATTATCCATACGCTTTTTAGGTCTCCATTCTTTCGAGGGTATAGAAACTAAACAACTTCTACATCCTACATGTGTTCTTGCAGGTGTAATAGGTTTATTTTTATCATCAATAGCATAAACATTTCCATCTAAAGCCCTACATATATCACTTGTTTTTTGATCTAGTGTTGCCATAAATAATTGGTATTCTACACCATAATCCTTTGACCATTGTTCGTTCACTTCACTTTGAACTCTAGCAGTTTCATTGGTTATTAATCTTCTAGTATTAAAAGAATTCTGATTAAATCTATTCTTTACTACCTTAGAAATTTCATTTATAGAAGTCTTACCCTCTAAAAAATCCTTTATTTCTTTTTGAAGTATTTTAGATAAATCATTTTTATTGCTCCACAATCTATCAGAGTAATTCTTGCCCTTTACAGTATTTTTAACAATCCTATCTAGTGCCTTTGAATTAATCTTTTTTAATGTGAAATCCATACCTAGTGCAAGATTAAAACAATTCATATAAAACTTATCTTCTGCTATCTTCTTCAACAAATTGTCCATTTCTTGTTTTTCTATCTTATTTTGCTCTTTAAAAGTTTCATTTACTTCATTACCTAACTTTTCATTTAATATCTTCTTATCTTCATTAGATAAATCCATAAATTCATTAGTAACTTTATATTCTAATATGATACTAGCTATGCTTTGCAATAACTTGTCCCTTTGCTCTTTATGTAAAGCAAATAGTTTTTTAATCTCTTTATCTGATAAATTAAAAAGTATTTCATTTATTTTTATAGTGTTATTAACAAACTCAATCTGATTCTTATTCAGCTTCATCTATTCCACCTTCTTTATCAAGATCAATAAATCCTTCCATAGACTTTTTATTCTCCTCATCTATTTTTAACTGTTCTAAATCTGGATTACTTACAGATGCTAACCAACTTCTCTTTGTCTCATTAGATACAACATCATGAGATATTTTAGCAATTCTATCTGCAATTCTGTCCTCATCAACTGGAACATGGGGAGTAAACTTAATCTCAATTAAATTAACATCATATTTCTTACCTTGAGTCATAGCTAAGTAATTAAACATACATTGTAATCTTATTCTTAAAATATTTTCAAATGCTTTTGCATTGTTACTACATTTACTTTCTAAGCTCTGTAATCTACTTCTCAATGCTACCCCTGATAAATTACTTTGAAGCTTTTCATTAGAATCTATGTGTGATGTTAATACATACATTAAATCCTTAATATCATTTCGGGTATTCCTTATAAATGCATCATTAATGTTTTTTATCAACCATTCTGCATCAGGTTTACTTTCTCCCTCTCCATTTAGATACATTATTATGTTATTTCTTAAGATAGGTTCTTTTTTCTTACCTGTAGGATTTCCTTTTTCATCTAACTCATCCTCTAATGCAATATTAAATACTTTTAAAATAGCATTTCTTATATCCGAAACTTCGCTTGCAGAATCCCCCAAATTTGTTTCAAAAGCATCTTGGAGAGTTTTTATAGTTCTATAGATAGTCTTATCACCTTCTATATATCCTCTATCATCATTATAAGAATTACCTCCAATCATACCAATTCCAACCGGAACTATCCCAAAGAAATGTGGTGTAGGCTTCGATATTTCTTTAAAACTAGAATCAAAATGATATATGTTTCTATTAGTATACACATCTATGTATTCTTTAGTATCGAATTTCTTCTTATATATATGTAAGAAACAAACTGGATCATCATCTTCATCCAAAAACATATAGCCATTTAATGGAGTTACTGTTTTACTTTTAAACTTCCCATTCTTCCTATAATTTATTTCGTAACATACTCCATATTTTATTAATTCAATTCCTAGATTAATATCATAATCAGCTTTATATCCAGATAGTACATAATCAATATCGTTAATGACCTCTCTATTGTTATCTTTAGATGTATATGTAATCTTATTTCCAAAAGAATAACTAGCCTCTTCATCTACTAATTTCTGTATAAAGTTTGTTCGTGGCTTTAAATTACTTCTACCTGACATTGGTTTAAAATTAGCTAAACTATCTGTATTACCATAGTAATAAGCGTTTATTTTATCATAGTATGGTAGCATTTTAGAGTAAACACCATGACATAACCTTACTAAACCAATTAAACTATTTTCATTCATATCTTCTCTCCTTTCTTATGCATATAAATCTGTTATAGAGCCTATTGTTAAAGTTCCATAACTTTTCTTTATTGTATCAAGTCTATTAACACATTCAGCAGTAATATCTATAGCATCATCATGGACAGTATATTTTTGTCCTTGGAATTCCAGTATTTGATCTCTGAATTCCTTATTATTATCTACAAATATTACTTGGCCATTATTTACTGGATCAACTATAGTACTTATTTTCTCGTCTTTATTTTTACGTTGCATCTCATTGATCCATTCATAACGCTTATTCCTAAGTTTTGGAATCTCTGCAATTAATTCTTTTATTTTAATTACATCTGTTCCTTGGAAAGTATTCTTTTCTATGTAAATATGAGTTATATCATCATAGGATTCTAATATCTTAACTACTTCTTTACAATATTGATTAAATTCAAATTTATCTAATACAAGTTTTCTCATGTATTTAAAATTATTAGATGACATTGAACCTACTACCATAGCTGTAAAGTCCGACTTTTTATTAGTAGTTGAAGCTGGATCTATGCACAACATAGTTTTAGTAAATTTATGATTCTCAATTTCTTCTTCACTTTGAGTCGCAACTGATTTAAACCATTTTTCTCCTATTGATGTTGTATCATTCATCAACTCACTCATAAAAGCCTGTCTATTTTCCCAATAAGGAATAGCTAAATCATCAAAACAGTTCCATTTCTCTTCCCAAAGAACCTTAAACTTCATTTCTTCCTTATGCTTTTCATAGAAGTTTTTAGCTGTTTGCTTAGGATTTTCATCTTTATCATTAAAATAAAGCCTTTTACACTCTAGCCATAAATCACTATCAAATATATCTTCTACTGTTTGATTATCTTCTAATATTATGGCTCTTTTTAATAATGTATAATAATCATTATTTCTACTAAGCCTACTAATCAAACAATTAATATGTAATGTTGTTCCAATAGAAATAATTTTAGTTGCAGATTTTATTTTCTCACCTTTCCTGTAAACCGCCTTATCTCCAACCTGCTCTATTTCTTTAGTCCATTTGTTATAAACTTTCTCTCTAGCATCATCAGTTAAAATATTCTTCTCATCCTGAAAGTCATCTGCTATAACTACTGTTGGCCTAACTCCTTTAAAGTTTGCACCTCTTACAGAAGTTCCTGAACCAACTGCTCTTATATACATACCATTTGTAAACTCAATTTCATTTGAATTTACCGTATATCCCTTTTTCTGAATTAGCTTACCAAAGTTATCTATTATAATCTTATTCTCTGTAAATACTTTCTTTATTGTATCTACAAATTGACTAGCATCATCATCTCTCTTAGCACCTATTAAAGTAAACTTAGATTTCTTATATGCTACAAGCCAAACAGAAATAGCTAAATCAAATATAGTTGTCTTTGCATATCCTCTAGGACATATAATATTAACTTTATCTAATTCATCATTAATAAATACCTTATTAGCTAATTCCCACATTTCATAATGACCTTTACTCAACTCTCTAGCTTCGTTAGTATCTTTAACAACAAATATATCTTGTAAGAAATATAAACAGAAAAATGATATATCCTTCTCCCCTAATGACTTAGCCAATTTATCTAAATCTTTACTATGTGCTTTAAGAGTCTTTAATGCAATATCACTATTATAATGCTTTGTTAAGTACTTATTTAAAAGATATACCTTAAATTGTAAATCATTAAATTCTTTATTGTCATAGTAAATTATTTCATATCACCTCCTATTTTTGTGCATAAAAAAAGAACCTAGCTCGTCCAACTAAGTTCATCATCATACATTAATTATATTTCATTTAAATAATCATCTATATTTAATCTTAAGCTCCATGGATTATCTGGTTGCCTATTAGGCGCTTGATTTGCATTTATCTTAAATCCAATCTTATCCTTGTAATAAGACAATCTATGTTCATAACAATCAACCGTTATGAATTTTATTCCACTATACTCTCTTATCTTTATGGCTATTGAAATTGCAAATTCAATTAACAATTTTCCAAAAGAATTACCTTGATATTCTTTATCAATTGCTAATCTAGCTATTTTCAATGATGGTATATTTGCATATGGTACTGAATCTTCTTGTTTCTCTTCAAATGCTAATCTGATACTATCATTACATAGAGAAATAAATCCTATTAAACTATCTTGTTTCATTAAAAGGAAAGTTGTATTTAACCCTTGCTCTTGCTCTTCTAAAGCTTCAGACTTTAAAAAATGATTAATATTTTCTGAATAAGCTAAGAACTTTTTTATTTTCTTACTTTTAAATCCTCTTTCTTTTAGCTTCTCATTGGTATTAACGCAATCAAAACTAGCTAGAATATCCTTATGTTCCTGTGATATCCTAACCAGCTTAATGTCTTCGGTATTTATATTCTCCACCTTATTCTCCTTATGATGTTATTCTATTGAAGAAATTTAATAACTTCCTTGCATTTTCCTCCGCTTTTCTACTTTGTTTTGTTTTTGATTCTCTCATTATCTTCTTTGCCTCAGCACCATAAACTATTGGTGTAGCTGCTATTTGTGTTGCCATGTTATTCACCTCTTTAATAATTATACGAGTTCTTATTATTTTTTCGTTTTTTTTGTTATATTTTGTAATCGTCTTTCTCATATTGTACCACACCATCCATTGAATATCAATATATGAAAGCAAAACTTCCATCATATTAATATTTTACCATATTGTTACATATATGTGTTGTTTATTTTCATAATATTATATTATTCTCTTTTAATTTTTAATTATGTTTACATATTTATAAAATGTACTTCTTCCTATACCTAGCATCTTAGCAAAGTTAGTAGCCGACATTTTACCATAATCACCATTTTTAAATTTTTTATATTCTTTAATAAACTCTTCTGGAACTTCTGCTGTAGGCCTTCCGATAGCTTTACCTGTTTTAGTAGATATCTTTTTACCTTCTTTATTAATTGGCATAGCTGAGATACCTTGATTAATTCTAGCAACTGTTTTTTCTCTTTCTTGTTGAGCCATATGAGCCTTGATGGTAATTACAATATCTATAACCATATCATAAATACTATTATCATTGGCCTTATTCCAATCAGACATATAAGGCATATCTAATGCAACTACTTTAACTCCTTGTAGTTTAAGCTGCTTTAATTCCATTATTACATCATCTGCATTTCTACCAAGTCTATCTAGATCAGTGATAACTAAAATATCATCTCTTCTAAGCTTTTCTTTTAACTTAGAATATTCTGGTCTATTATAAGCTTTTATTGTTCCTGAAATTCTTTCCTCTACCATCTCATCAAATTCAAAGCTATTATCTTTTGCATATTTTTCTAAAGTATCTTTTTGTCTATCTGTAGTTTGTGAAGCTTTTTGTGTTGAAATTCTCATGTATCCAAATATCATGTTAATACCTCTCATTTATAAAAATATTAGAAAATTTTATGTAGGTTATCGCCCATAATCCAGCTATTCGAATTTTAGAACCTACCCCTATCTATCTCTTAATATCATTATAAACCTAAATTAACATTTTGTCTACAAAAACTATATTTAATTTAATAGACATATTTAAACCTATAAATAAACCATTTAATCTACTTATGAGCCTTATTTGTTTACGAAATAACTGTTTATTAAACCAATTGTTTTATAGACAGTATTATTGTAGCATTTGATCCAACTCAATAACATTATCTTCTTTTACTACATCATTAATTAACTCATCAATATCAATGTTATCATCTTCCTTCTTATCTTCTATAGTCTGTTCTATCTTGGTTGTTGTATTTCCTAATATTCTATTGATAAGATACTCATTAGCATCTAATCTAGTTTTAGCACTTTCATTCTTATCATTTGCTATCTCTATGATATTATTAATTGCTACACCTAATTTAGATGTTAATAAATTATGAGCCTCTTGTATAATGCCAGTTTCAAAGGCAAGTGAACGCTTCTTCCATTCCGCCTTAAACTCCTCATTCAATTTCCACTTATAAATTACCCTCTCAGTACATCCGATTTTCTTAGCTATTTCCTTATTTGTCATAGTTCCAATAACTAAATTTTCAATACATTCTATCTGCTGATTAGTCAACATTTTATCACCTCCTGCTATTCATAAATTCATATTAATTATACTATTTTACTACTATATCCCACTTCAACTAAAATTCTATTATCTATATCATTAAATACATCTGCAACAATACTAGTAATAATTCCATGTTTTTCAATATCGAATTCAATCGTTTCTCCTGCTAAAACAATAAATCTATCTTTTCCATTAATGATTAATTCAATATCATACAATAAATTTACTATCTTAACATAACAAGCTACATACCTGCATACCCCTACAATCGTATCATTGATTATATAATCCGGTAATAACTCCCCAGAACTTTTTTCATATCTAGTAACTCTTTCAGAAGTCATTTCTACACCCCACTTTCCCAAAATAAAAGAAGCACGATTAACGTACTTCTATCTTAGGAATATCTACATAAATTCCATTAAATAAATCTACATTTTCTTCTATAAATTTTAAATTCTCCAATAGTGCTTTAAACTCATCAGTATCTATATATTTTTTTATAACATCATCTTTTTCATCTATATCCGTTATTTCTGTTTCACTTTTTTCACTTTTATTTTTTATTATATTAGCTAAATCCTTATTGGCCTTCTCTAACATCTCTATTTTATATAAAAGTTCAGAGTTTTCTCTTCTTAGTTCTTCTAATTCTGTTTCATCACCTGGAGTTTCAACCTCTAAACTCCCATAACAATTGATTATTAATTTATACTTGTCACAATCTTCTATTACTAACTCTTCATATTCTCTATCATAATCTTTTACTTCTACTTCTGTATATTTGCTATTAAGATCCCATTCAAAATCTTTATACATAAGTATTCCTTCATCAAAATCTAATGTCAAATCCCTATCTGCTATCTTATTTGTTACTAAAAATCTACATAATTTTTCTTCTTTTTTATTCATTAAATCACTTCTCCTTTACTTTTATTTCCCCATCTGCATTTCTAAACTAGGCTTTGGACTAGATATTGCTGCATTAAGAAAAAGCACCGCTATTTTAACGATGCTAAAAGAGAATGATAATTTTATTGATTCCTTCCTTCTACTTTAACAGGAGTGTGCCAAAGACACATTTAAACAGGCAAGCTTAAAAAATTAACAAATTAAAGGAAATTAAGTAGAGTGTTTAATAAAAGGAGAGTTTACTTGCCTGCTTAAATTTATCTTCTTTTAGGGAGTAGGAGGCCAAGAAAGCCCCCTTTGAATAAACTAGCAAGAGTTATATTAAACTCTTACCAGTATAGTAAAATTAGGAATCCGCCTTTTTTATATTGCGTTGTTATCGGGAACGCTTAAAGATTAAACTCTTACGAGCAGATACTTTGTACCTTTAATCTCAGCAAGTTTTAATTCTGGAGGAATCGGCAAGAAATGCCACTAGACTTGCAACTAGTTAATAATGTTTAAAAATTTACAAACTATATAACATTTTTATTAAGCAGAGTTATGCAACTGCTAATCTGTTTACCTAGTCACAAGATTATTGACTCAGTATAATTTAGAATTACATCATACTGTCAGCGTTGAATGCTGAATTAAATTAACTCTCAAATTAATTTTATCAACATTCTTGACTTATTATCCAACTATATGGTATAATTAAATATTTAAAAACTTTTCCTCTCTAATGTGATTCACATAATTTTTTCACACCTTCCGAAAGTGGCTATTTTATTAAGGTTATAAGATACTATTTTAAGAGTTATAAAAAACCGTACATGATTTTAATCATAGAAAAAGACTAGGATATTTCACCTAGCCTATTGATTAATTAACTCTTTTTCTATTTTTTCCACAAACTCTAAAGCTTTATATTCAAATACTTTTGGATAATAATATGACATTCTAGACAAATCATTATATCCTTTCATAGAAAGACTTGATCTAATTTCTCTCTTAAAGTCATCTACTATTTTTTTAATATTTTCTTTTTCCATCACCTTCACCTCCTTTTAATATACATAATTCTACATTTATTCCACAATTCCTCTTTTAAATTACATCTTTTAGAGAAAAATAACAATTTCTCTTACTAAAGAAACAATGTACTCCCCATTTAGTTGTTACATTACTCTTACATGCTTGTATTTGTTTTTCTGTTGGTTCTTCCCATTTCCATTTAGCGCCTCTACTAATAAAACTAGATCCTTCCTTCATAGCAACTTTTTCAACTTCCTCAATTAATTCTTTTAAATTAGAATTTCTACTAATCTCAACCAAAGAATATTCCCATCCTTCTAATTTTTCTCTTTCAGCCCAAACAAACTCTTCATCCATCTTAAATATGTAATAATCAACATTTCCATTAATACTTAGTATCGCAACTTCTTTTTTATTTATATCTGTAAAGAACCAATGTAGAGAACTTACACCACTTATATTTTGTACTGTCTCATTGAATAATGAAATCTCTTTAAGAATTAACTCTTGCTCAATCCTTTCAGCTTCTAATCTCTCTTTCTCAATCCTTTCACGTTCCAATCTTTCTTCTTCAGCTTCACGTTCAATTCTTTTCTCTTTTTCTTGAATAGTTTCATCATCTTTAATATCAAATACTGATTTACTATTTAATAAGTTATGTTTAGTTGCATTATCAACTATATCAAGAATTAAACAATCTTTCTTGCCGTCAAATAACCTTAATCCCCTGCCTACACATTGGACATATAACATCTTACTTTTAGTTGGTCTCGCCATTATGATACAATTAATATCAGGTATATCTACACCGGTAGTTAAAATTCCAACATTGGTTAATACTGTTATTTCTCCATTTCTAAATGCTTTAATAGTAGAATCTCTTTCTTCTTTAGATAAAGAACTATCAACATTCTTGGCTTTTATTCCATACGCATTAAATGTATTAGCTATTTCTTCAGCATGTTCTATCGAAGTGCAAAAGCATAAAACCTTATTTCTATCGGATGCTATTTCTAAATATTTATCTACTATCAACTTATTTCTACTTTCTATGTTCACAACTTTATCCAACTCCCCTTGATTAAATTCTCCTGCAACTGTATGTACATTAGATAAATCTACATTAGTTCTAACTGTAAAACATCTTGGGCTTACTAAATATCCTTCCTTTATTAAGCTTAAAATATCTTTTTCATATACAAAGCCATCAAATACCTTATTAAGTTCACTATTCCAAGGTGTGGCTGTAAACCCCACCACCTTATTAGTTGTAATTTTATCTACTATCTTTTTATATTGGCTTACAGCTCTATGGCACTCATCAACCATAAGTAAATCAAACTCGCCATTTTCTAACATTCTTTCCATTCTGGTGGACTTACCATGAGTTAGACTTTGCCTAGTCGCAACAATTACTCTTTTATCTACCTCGTCATACTTACCTTGCACACTTCCAATTTCCTCTTTAGGAATAAATATAGATAGCTTATCTATTGTTTGTCCTCTTAATTCATCTTGATCTACTACTATTAATACTCTTCCAGTTTCTAATGAAGCAACATAACTCATAATTACTGTTTTTCCAGCTCCCGTACTTAGGAAAGCGATTTTCTTTTCTCCTTCTTTCATTTCCTTTATTTTATTTACACATTCAACTTGATAATCTCTTAATTTCATATTCTTATTCTTCCTTTCTATTCTTATTCTTTAGGGGTGTGGGGACAAAAGAAGTCATTCGCTAGAATGGCTTTCCCCACCATCAACCCCCTTAGCTCAACATCGCTCGTTCCTCACTTATGTTTTCGCTTCCCCCTGCTAGGGGGACATTATATCTTAATCATAAAAATTCTCTTGACATTTATCTTAAACTGATGTAACATTAACTTATAATCCTAAAGTGATATCGTGAAAATCCAGACGCAGAGCCACTTTGAGGGCTTTTTTATGGTGCAAAAATACCTTTTTAACCCCTTAAAAACTCCGTAAAGCCTTGATATTACTAGCTTTGAACGATACGACTTTTCTAAAATATAGGGAATTGTTCCTATAAATAAATAAAATTACTTAAGTAGAGTTTTACCGCTTCAAAACCCCACAACCGTTGATATAACTAGGCTGAGAGGCATTTAAAGGTCTAATATTTTAATACCCATTTACCCTTTTGACCTTTAACATTTTTTTACTTTTATTCTATTTTTAATTTACTAATTTAACCTTAAATGTTAATATTTAAATATAGTATAATGAGACTTAGTGCACCATTTTTTACATGTAAATTTATTATATAGATTTAGATGTAAATTTTGGTGCAGTTAATTAATTCTCTGTAGAAAGAACTTTCCAATAAGTTAACTTCTTTCTTTTACCATCTATTGTTTTTTGTTTTATTTCGCTACCAACTGCATAAGGCAAATTCACATTTCCATCTAATAGTAACTTGTTATAACTTTTAGCACCTTTTGACCTATTGCCATTCCCACAAATTTTATTGAATAATACCCTTAATTTATTATCAGATTCTATAATAGCTTCAATTTTTTTTATAAAACATTCCTTAGTATAATAAGCATTATTCTCATAACTATCTTTTAAGAATAGTAATAAATCATTTTTAGTTTCTTCTTCAACAACACCTTCAATTAAATTATCTTCCGAAAATTTATCTTCTAACCCTAACCAGCTCAATTGCTCTTTAATAAATGCAAACTTGTCCATCTTCATCATGTCAGCCATATTTTGATAATGCTTTCTATCCAACTCCAACCTTACTACACCTAACTTATTTATAGTCCATTCATTTTTAGTATTAAGATAGAATATATCTTCAGGAAGCTTCTTATAATCATTATTGAATCTAGCTTTGAATTTACTAATATCTTCCTTAAATAAATCAATTAATTCCTTTTTATCTTCACATTTCTTTAACATTGTAGAAAATGTCTTTTTATAACAACATCTGATATATAAATTAATCTCATGTGCATCTTTAATATTTAATCTTAGTCTTCCTAATTCTTGAATGAAAGTCGTTTTATCATATGCCATCACAACGATATTTTTCACATTAGTATCTTTTATATTAACCCCGTTATCGATACATTTTGTTGCAATTAAACATTGGCAAGAAAACTTAGAAAACATAGTTAAATTCTTTTTCTCTTTATTGTCCTCATTGGCGTTAATAAATTCAGCTAACACTCTACTTTCACATAGATTATCTTTTAATTCTCTTCCGTTGTCATCACTTGTTACGAATACAAGCCATTTTTCTTCACTATTCTTAATAAGATTTGCTATATCATCAATATCTTTAAAATATTTAACATTAACATAACTGTAATCTCTTCCTGTACTATATTTATATTCATGTACTAAATTCACTCCAAATAGATCCTCATGAGTTTTCCACATATTAATGTATTCTTCTATTAAAGTATTAACCTCATCTATAGTTGCAGATAGCATTATTAACGTACTTTCAGAATCTCTAGCATAAAATATTTCATCATATGCCATGTATGTTTTCTGGTTGAATGAAGCGTCTGTTAAAAAGAATTGAACCTCATCACAAACGATCCATTGATATTTTTCTAATATATGATAGTTACTATCTGTATGTATTCTCCAATTTCTTGAATTAGCTATCTCATGATAACTCATTACAGTTACGTTATATATTGTTTTTTGTTCGTCCAACCATTCATAATCAATTATAGCCCTTTTATTGCCTATCCAATTTTTATCAAAAAACTCTTCTTCTCCTATGAAGTATTTAGCTTCCATCTTATATTTTTCCAGTAAATCTTTTTGAATAGCTCTTCTTAACTCTATTCTATTACAGATATAAACTAATTCTTCATAATCTTCAACTTTATCTTCTAATATCTTATTTAATATTGCATATGTCTTTCCAGTTCCAGTTTGCGCATCTATTGATACAATAGAACCTTCTTTCCAATCTTTATATGTATAACCTTCTTTCTCTGATATAACATCACTTACCCATTTTAAATTTAATTTCTTATTCATAACGGCTTTTCTTCTCCCTTCAATTACCTTTCATTTTCCTCTATTAAATTCATTACTAAATTAAATATTCTTTTAAACTTCTCATCATTTAAAAATGAATATACACTTTCACCTTCTATAAACTTATTTGGATAGATATATGGTCTTCTTCCTAATAAAGTTTCTAAAGTTATTGCTATATCTTTATTTGTTACTATGTAATATGGTTTATTGTTCATTTTTAATCTCCTTTCTGTTTTAAATAAAATCTATATTTTATGTTGACATTTTTTCGTTAAGTCATTATAATAAAATTAATAAATAGAGAGTAGGTGCAACTACCCTCTAAAAATTATTCTCTAATGGCTTTTACATAATTTCGTTGAAGTCTAGTAATGAAGCCAGTTTGTGTATAGTATCTTTTTTATACCGTACATAATATTATTAAATAAGTTTTTCATAACCATATAGAATGTATGGTTTTTTTTCATATTCTTTAGCTTTATTCTTAAAGCAATCTAATAATATAGCTTTGTCTATTAAGAATATTATTTTTAAAATTCTTCTGAATGACTTATATTGATTAAATTGTTCTTGCAACTTCATGAACTTTTCTAAGTCTTTATGTAATTCGTAAACTCTTTCTAAGTCTATTTCTGTTTTAAGACTTCTTGTAATCTTTCTTATTTCTTTTGTATATTTCTCGTATTTTTCACATCTTTTTAATATAGATTTTACTACTTTAATATCTTTTAATTTCTTAATTACTGCTGGATCTTTTACGCATAACATTTCTATTTCATAAGCCCATTTGTCTTTTTCTTTTTTTGTTAATGTTTTATCTGCATACAACTTATTTATTTCATTTAAATATCTATTTATTATTTCTATCGCTTTTTTTACTGTACCTCTGTTAGCCTCTTTATCTTTTTTAATGATGGAACTTAACTTCATATATTCTATGTCTTCTAATTCTACTATTTTATCTGATATAATATCCTCAAGGTAATCCATACCTGCTTCAAATTTATGATATTTAGGTTTCTTTTCCCCTTGCTCATACTCATTACACCACTTCATAAAGTTAGGTTTAACCCCATCTTTTAAATAACCTTTTTCTCTTATCTTCTTTAATTCCTTAGCAGTATTTACTATTGATGTCTTTTTGCATCTATCTATTTCTATACAAGATAAAGAATTTAATTGGCATATATCCTTATAAAGTTCTTCTAATTCTTCATGTTTTTTGCCTTGTTTTATGGAGTCCCAATAAACTGAATTTAATGCTTGTACTAGATTTATTACTTCACCTATTCGGCTTACAGAACATTCTACATCTACATCAGATAAATTTTTAGATGTTCTTACTCTTGGATTAGGTGTTTTAGGTGTTAAATCATTATTAACTGCAAAGCGTTGTATCTTATTAGCATACTCTACTATTATAGGATTATTTGTTATTAATTCAGAATCTATATCAAAGTCTTCAGAACTAAACTTCTCCATCTTATTTACATTGATAGAGTTAGTAAATATAACTTCTTTAGATTTTAAATTAAAATATTTACTTAATTCTTGATAATATAAATCATCTTCTCCTCTTTTATTAGTATATACACCCACATTTGCCATTGAAGGCTGAGGTGATCTTACGGCTGCTATTTTTTCACCATTTTCAAACTTCATAGATATAGCTTCATATCCTTCTAGTTTAAGTTCTAATTTGTCTTTTATTTGAAGTCTACCATCTATCTCTACTAAATCTCCTACTGAAGCATAAAGCATTTCTACAACGTTATTGCATACAATAGAATAATTTCCTTCTACTAAAACATGACCTTTCCTAACATTATCTATATAACTTTGAACCATTTTCTTTCTATAATCCCAACATACTTTTGTATTTATAAAGTCTTCATTCCAAGTTAATAATGCTCTAATCATTCTATCCTTGGAATTTATAACATAATCTTCTGGTAAATCAGCTTTAATATTTACATTATACTTGAACACTCTATTATCTGTTTTAAGAAGATTTATATAGTCTATTGTATCTTTCAATAAATCCTTCATTCTATCCCTTGATAATCCTAGGGAATTAAGTAGTTGATAATGAGTCTGCGTCATACCTTCAAAGTGATGTGTAGGCTTATCATATTTGCATATAGCCCATTCCTCTGAAGCTATTTCTTTCCACTTGTTATATCCTTCTTTTTCATCTTTAAAGTATTTAAGATATTTTAAACTACTTGGTGTAGTTATTAATAATACATCTTTAGCAAGTATTTCATTCCCGAACATATCTTTTAGGACTGCCGTTTCATAATTTTCTTTAAAATAATTCTTATAGAATTGTTGTATATTACATTGTATAGCTTGTCCTTTGTAGAATTTATTTCTCACCTGCATTGTTGCCTTCTCCGATAAATCTGTAGGTATCCTGTTTATTTCACAACTTTTAAATATACTGCTATCTAATAACGCTTCTCCATCAAAGATATTATTAGATATATTTAACCTTTCTCTAGTAGTTTCCAAATCTCCATCTATTATTTCATTCTTTTCATTATATTTAATATTAATTAATCTAGTAACCATCGTATCTTTATCATTTAAGAAGTTAGAGTAATAATCATTAATTAATAATATGTTTCTTGACTCTAATTTAAATCTGCCTACTGAACCTGAAGCAACTAATGATATGTAACTTTCAAACGATGCTAAGTCTATTTCTTGACCTTTTACATCTATTCCTGAATATATCCAATCCATTAATTTATTATAGTATTTTTCATTTATAAACAAACATTTTCCAACTCTAGCACTACCACTACTTCTAATAAATCTTACATAATGCTTATCCCCTATTGTAAAACCATTCTCATATAAATCTTGTCTTAATTGTTTAGTGGATTTTGTATAGCTACTCTTTATTTCTCTAAGTTGTTTCTTTTTATTTCTCTTTAAATTAGATATATTATTTTCTTTTTCAATACATCCATTTATTAACATTTGAAATTCATCATTATTCTTTATATACTCTTGTAATTTTAATTTATATTCTTTTTTAGCTAATTTATATTCGGTTTCTTTATCAAATTCAATTTTATTTTTAGTTGCCTTAGATTTTGCTACTTTTAAATCCTTATATGAATTATATAATTTATTATCTTTATTAAATTCTTTTATTATGTACTTACGTGTTTGCTTTTTATTTTCTTTAAGTTCTTCTAATTTCTCTTTTAATTTCTTACTTAATTTTTCATGATTTTCTTTATATGTATTATTCCATTCTATATATGTAAGATAATCTTTATTTTCTTCCTGGGTTGGCACATAGTGTATTTGATTGTATGGGTTATTTCCCTCCCACGCATAGTCAAATCTAACCGAAATAATTTCATCTGAATACTTTCTTTCTCCTTCTGTTCTTATTATCTCTTTTAAACTTTCTTGAGATTCTATGTAATCTGTTAGTAAGCTATAATCTAGCGATCCTAAATATTTATCTCCTATTCTTCCTTCTTTTGCATCCTTTGCTTGTAAAATTTTGATACTTACATTTAAATTTTTCATCTTTGAATACCTCCTAATTTGACTGATTTTCTTTTTATTTATGTGTTATTTCTGTTAAAGCTTGTAAAAATTCTGGTGTCTCTAAAAATAAATATGTAACCAAGTTTGTATAATTTTTATTTGGTTCTGTTCTTTCTAGCATAAAACCTTTTTGAATAAGTTGTAGTGCTACCTTTCTACTAAATATTCTTTTCATTTTCTTTTCTTTACACATCAATATTCCTCCTTTTTATTTTTAATTTTTCTTGACAACATCTCTATAACTACCTATAATATAATTAAGTAATTAATATTGTCATAGAAACACTTTAAATTGGTGATAAATATTATACATCAATTCTATTGTTATATTCAAATATTATATTGTTTTATTATGGAAAGTTAGCTTGTGTTAGCTTTTATTTTTTTGCATTTCTTTTGTTTTTCTCTTAATTTCATCTTTTGTATTTCAAATTTATTTCATAAAGCTATTCATGCTGGCCATTAACGATTGAGTATAATCTATTTTTTTATCCTCTTTTTCTATAACTTCTTCCTCTGTTATAAGATTATCAAAATCAAAGTCATCCGTATTTGATACATCCTCAATATGCCTCTTATTAGTATCTGATACATCTCCAATACGTTCTACATGTGCATCTGCTACATATTTAGCACTCACCTGATTAGTATCTTGTATGTCTATAGTAGGTATTTGAGGTGTATTAGATACGTATCTGTTACCTATATGATTAGTATTAGGTGTGCTTTTAGTATGTACCATGTTAGTATCTGGTACGTTTGAGGTACTTATCATATACCCCTCGGATACCATCTTGTCCAGTATTAACTGCTTAATATATATGCTCATGCTTACCTTTGATTCTATATAATTTAACATCGCCAACTCTCTAGTATTATCCCTATTAAATGTTATCGCTATTTTCTTTGCATTTTTATTTGCCATGCTTTACTTAGCACCTCCAACTACTTTTAATGCTCCTAAAACGTTACTATATATAGGGTTATCCATTACCTTTATATTACCTTTTTCAAAATTTAATCCTTCTAATTTAAATAATTCAACTGTTCCTCCAGTAAAGTAAACATTATTACTTATCTTAAATTTACTTACTTTATTACTTTCTTCTAACACTTTCTTTAGGTAAACCTTTAATAACTCTTTATCGTGATTAGCTAATCCTACTTCAATCATTTCCTGTATGTTATTTATTGTAATATCTCTATTATTAATCTTACTAACTAAAGATTGATAATAATTGAAGCTCCCTAAGTCATCTAAACATTCTATTGTACTAAATTTTCCTTTGACTATTTTAGCTATATTGATTGTTCTTGATCCTACATCTATTAATGTATTAATTGTTGATAAATTATCTAATAGAAAGGCACTAGAACACCCTTCTAAAACTGGAACTACATTATTAATTTTAATGTTTGCCATATATTCCTTGCCATTAACTCTACACTCTACTATGTTATCGCTATTATTTTTAATCTTATCAATATATTCATTCTTCTCCCCTGCTTGATTAATTGGAGTTAATAAAGCTAAATCTACTTCTATTTTATCTTCTATTGAAACGCCAGCTTCAACTAGCCCTTTAATAATTGCATAATTAAGTGTTGGAATAAAATTCTTATCCTTTTTAGATGCAGACTTTTCGAACTTAGTATCTATGTTAGAAATAATATAGTAATTAAAATCATCATTCATTTTTATATACTCATTGTCTCCTAATGTTTCTACATTATCCCAACGCTCTATTTTATTTACAAAGCTAAATACTTGTCCATTAATTGCTACCTTTACATTGTTATTTCCTAGATCTACTGACATTTTAATATTCATACTATTCACTTCTCCCTTTTCCTCTAATACTCTTATAATTTTGTTTATAACTTCACTACTACTAATTTCATAGTTACCCTCTATTATCTTTTTAGTTATATCTACATAATGTTGTGGTATCTCTACCCACTCGTCCTTCTTGTATGTTGTAGCATTTAAATTGAAATGTGTTAATATCACCCTATCTGGTGTATCATTATCTTTCCTGCTCCATTTAAATCTATTAGCTATTTCCCCAGATAAACTATACTTTTTAATAATTGCATTTCTACTTAATGTCTTGTCTGATTCTAAGTCTTTAATAACATTAAATTTTACTGCATCTATAAAGCATTTATATTTATAGATCTCCTTTCTTTTTCCCTGTGCCATTTAAACACTCCTTTCTAAAACTTAAAATTATATATATATATATGATGTACTATCTTTCTTCATAATAATTCCCCTTTTATATTGTTTGCTTTCTTTTACTTTATAATCAAATATTAACATCTGCATCAAAAACTGTAAATATCATTTCAATACCTATACCCAAATATCAATTGACTATTTATTAATATTTCTTCGTTTTTATTGATAAATTAATATCGCTTTTTGTTGTAACTTCATTTTACAATTTATTAAATTAGTTAGTATATTTATTAAAAAAATCATAAATTTAATTTTTACCAAATGTCTATCTTGATTTTATCATCAAACATACAGTACATAGTTCCATTATCCATTGTGCAACTCTTAAACTTCTCCTCATTATCAAGCAACCAACCAAAAGCTTCATCTGGTTCAAACTCTTGCACTTCCTTATCTTTTACAATAAATACTGTACTAGTTTCCTTAACTGCTTCAATTTCACATAAAATATCTAAAAATTCATAACTCATTTTTATAATCCCCCTTATAATCAC